TATAAGTCTTGTATTCAAAATACAATACTTGGACAGTGTTTTCATCGTAGTTACCCCATCCCGTTACATACTGTCTATTGTTAGGCGTTTCTTGTATTCTTCGCAACTCATCTTCTGAAATATACGGGAACTCTTTTTTAAGTTCAGGTAGCGATATTGATTTAACCTCGCCTACATAATATATATCCTCAAAGTTTGGATTTTCAGTGTAAGAGTAAACCATACACGCAGGATCTACGTATTCTGTAACTATACCTTCAGCCTTGTTAAATCGCGTTTTAGAGGACCCAATACCGATTGTAGCTAAATCATAAGCTATTCTTTTTTTAATCTCATCATACTTGTTAAATGATAAAACATTATTGATAACTTCTTCTTCTGCAACTTCAACATTTTGCTTATAAGTCATTTGTAAATGCAAGTCCAACTCTTCTCTACTTTCAGGTAGTGCTTCCATATTACCTGTTAAAGAAAAATCCATACCTATGTTTTCTTTAATATTAATCAAAGCTTCTTTGGTATTCATGTCTTGCTCCACTGCAGCTGCATAATCTGTTCTGCTTTTAACAGAAAAAGGATCTTGCGCAAATGTTGTAATGTCGTATGACTTATTAGCCATTCCATTAACAACTATGTCTACAAATTTTGCTATTACAGCAACAGGCTTCCAGTCTAAATTAAGGTATGACAAATCACCATTTATAGATAACTCGTCTTTATATTTTTGTACAGGTTGCTCCCCTCTTGCGTATAATCTAAGTGAATGAAAATTATTCCAATTTGTTAAGTATCTATTACCACCAGATCTACCCTGATTAAACCACTCTTGCTCGATAGCTTGAGAAACCTGTAGACCGTAATCTCTACTTGATTTTTCCTCATTACTTACAATTTGGCTAGGAAACGCACTGTTATTGTTTGTGTATATTTTCATTTATTTTATTATTTTAGACATAGAACCTCTATTGTCAAACTTTTTAATTCCTAAATTATATATTTTTTTATGCACAGGACTACCTGGCGCATATAGGTTTTTATTACAAGCCATTATTGCTAAACCTGAACTTATAGATGCATCATGCTTTGTTCTATTGTTAATATTAAACTTAGCCCAATCTTCTAAAGTTCTTTGAAAATACATATCACCATATCCAGCTTCATTTTGCCCAACAAAAGTTTCTATGTAAGTTTCTATAGCTGCGGCATGAGCTTGTTTAATATCTTCACTTGAGTTTGGTATTCCACCTATCTCTCTTTCAGTTATTGATAATTTATTGTATTTCTTGTCTGGTCTATTCATTGAATAACCCCTGTACCCTCTTCTTTTAAAATGATACAGTAACCTAGGTTTATTATTTTCCGCAAGTATTGGCATACCGTAAAACACACAAGCCATTAATACATCTTCAAAAAATATTTCAGCAGTTTGCGGTCTAGCTATATATTCTAAAAAGAATCTATTAGGTGGAACATCTTCCATACTAAACTTAGTTAAACCGTGTAAAGCTCCGTTAGATCCTCTATTTCCAACTGTACCTGATATATCATAGCTATCACACCCAAATGCACCACAGTGCTCATTACCTGGATATCTTGTGTTACCTTTTGTTATTACTCTATTTTGCAATTCAATTGGTGGAACCCAAGTAATTTTAAACCTACCATTCTTATTAGGCATGAATAAAACTTTTGAATCTACAATTCCATTTTCCCATTGAAAGCTACCTGTAGTAACGATAGAGCTGTTTCTTAAGTCCTCGTTGTAATCTACTTGCTCATATATTTTAGTAAGGTTAAATAAAGATTGCTTTGTTTCATCTCTAAAAGCGTGTTGCTCTGTTCTTGGAAACTGACGATAGTATTCATTTAAACCATCTTGATCACTCTTTAATCCTTCAACTTCATTTTGCCAGTAGTCAATAACACCTTGATCTATTAAATCCCCTTGCGGTCCCTCAATTGCTTTTCTCGGCGTATTGAATACAGGAAATCCATAAGAATCAATGTATCCTTCGTAGTTCCATTCCATAGGTATGAACAAACTATAGAGTCCTGAACGAGTCTGTCCATTGGCGTTTCTGCTTGTGACATCTGAATCATAATATAATTTTTTAAAATTCTCCCCTCCTTTATCTAAAGCGTTTGATGTTGAACCCATCATACACTTACCTATAATTCTAGAACCTAGTCTTAAACAAGTTTTAGTTACCCTCCAGTTGTTTAATATATTTGTAGGTCTTTCCCACTTTCCACTCTCATCGTGTACTAGTAGCTTTAATTTTTCACCGTCGTACGAGTTGTCCCCTGTGTTCTTCCAGTCGATCGTGGTGTCAAGACCGGAGATCTCCTGTAGCTTCTCGTTGGTGTCAAGTTTCTTTCTGGTAAACTTCGACGCTGGTACCCTGTACGCAAGTTCTGTCTTCGGCCTGTCCATACCGTCCTGGATTGGTTTGAAGAAGAAGGGGTAATTAACTGATATGGGTACGACCTTATCAGTAAACATCTTTTTGGCATCTGGCCCGGACTTTGATAAAATCCCAAATCGTGAATCTGTGGATATTGTTGCCTGGTTAACCGTCTCGCCTGAGGCCATGAAAGAGAAACCTGACCGTCGGTTTTTAAGATAACACATTCCGTAACACCGTTGGTCTGCCTTACAAGCTTCCCAGAATAAATAGAATAATCTGTTTGATTCCCGAAAGTCTGGCTGCCCAACATCAATCTTGGACCACTGCAAGTACATGTAGTTAGTACCAGTAATATAAGTAGGCTTGTCTTTGTTAATAAACCAAAAACCTTCTTCACGCCTTTTAAACTCTGTGTCAATATAGTCATACCACTTTTCTTTAAACTCGACAGGATATTCATCCCAATCAAATACTGATTTAATTTTTTTTAATTCTTTAGGGTATGGAGTATGCTCCCATTTATTATTTTGAAATTCAGCAGCTTCTTTTTGTTTTGGTAAAGCAATTTTTAAACCTTGAATATCATATATTTCTCCAATCTGTCCAGTTCGACTTATAACAACAACGTCATATTCTTTATTATAGCCATAAGTCCACTTATTGTATCTATTTAACCTATTAATTATTTTAGGTTTTACGTAGTCTTTTAATACTGTTACTAAAGTTTGCTCGTACATTACTTAGATCTTCCTTCAGCAAAACCTCTAAAAGACTTTTCCTCTTTAGCTTCTCTAGGTTTTTCGTTTAATAACGCTTCTTCTGCTTCTATTCTAGTTAGTATTTCAAAAGCATCGAATATCGCTAACTTTTTTGTAGCTGCGGCATTTTTTAATCTATCAGCAGTTATATCGTCTCCAGAATCAACAATAGCCTCTTTAGCTACCTTAATTAATTCTTCAACTGCTTTTTGCCCAGCTTGGATTATACTCAGCTTCGTTTTCTTGGTGTCCATACTTAATTACAATATCATTAGATTTCATACAATAAACTCTTTGATTATCTACAATAAAATCCCATTCACTGTTTGGTGTAAAGCCTACAACATCCCCTGGGCTTATTTTAAGCGCTTCTAAGGAGTTATTACCGTATTTTAGTATACCAATAAGCTTTTGTTCTTTATCTAGACTTAAAGAGTCATTATTTTTTAAAGGCATTACAAAGCATCTGTCTCCAAATGATTGCCAATTACCTGTATTCTTATACAAATATATTTGATCAATAGCGCAGAAATATAAATCATCTTTAAAGTATGATCTACTATTTTTTTTAACACCTTTCATGTCGTAGAATATTCTAAATACATTTTGATGCACCACTACTATATCCCCTTTTTTTATATTTGTTTTAAAAGCTTTTGGAGTTTCAACAATAACAGCTAAGTTATTAACAGCTTTCCAATTTTCTATTTTAGTATTTAAAACTAAAGTTTTTTCTCCAAGCTTAATTTCGTTTTCATATCTATCGCCAAAAGGTTTAACAATAAAGTCATATAAACTTTTCATTAATACTCTAAATCATACTCAACAGAGATAGCCATGTTAGAATTAAACTTCTTCCACGGCATTACCTCGTCGCCTTTTTTTATAAATATACTGTATGAGTTCGAAGGAG